CGGTATGTGAGGCCGGTATACAAGACGATATCTGCCATCTTCGGCAAATTCTCATCGATATAGTTGGTGACATCCAAGACGGCCATGATGCATGCGGGATCAATTGCCAGCAACCTTGTGCCGACATGCATACCCTTGGCATCAAGCTGTTTGATCGAGAACTGAAGCAATCTTTTGGGCATCGCCATTCTCCTCACTACCGGGATTTCATGTCTGCGCTTACGCGCAAATAGGCGCGCGTGGGCACGGATGCCCACACACGCCTACTCTCTCCACGTTTGATGCCGCAGGATCGCGGAAATGGCTGTCTGATGGACACCATATTCCTCAGCAATAGATTGCTGAGAGCGACCAGTGATCGTTCTGATCTCTCTTACTTGTTCCCAAGTAAGAGTTCGGCGGGACGAATTGAGCCGTTGCTCAAAGTATGTCGCCCATCGGCAATTCGATGGAGAATAATCTCCATCGTTGTCGATCCTCTCAAGAGTGAAGCCGTCTGGCCTCTCTCCCATATCCGCAACGAAGTTGCGGAAATCATTCCAGCGGTCGCAAATTTTGATGCCTCGACCACCATACCGATCCCAACCTCTTTGGTTGGGATTGGTACAGCGGGTTCTCATCGCCTTCCAGACACGATAAGTGGGGGTGGTGGTGCCGCCTTTGGCGGCACCATGTTGTCGATCTCTTGATATCATCACCATACTCTAAGAGTATGGTAAACCATCAGGAATGACAATAGCCGTCGGCTTCGATGCCGAGCCACATCCCGCACCATGGAACTATTACGGTTCCATGGTATGAGACGGCGAGTTTCCGAAATGACCGATAGGTCATGTCGGGTTGATCCAGTCTCTTGTGGGCGTTCCAGCCTTCGGCTGAAGTCGGCATCCACGTCTCTCCATCCCAAAGGATGAAAAGCGGAGAGCGATCAAAAACCCGTTTCAACGCTTTGCGTTGATCTCTGGTCAGAATTTCCATTTTTGGCTCCTCAGTAGCTGGGCGAAACTGCCCGCGCTCCCCTCCTTTGGAGGAGGGGAGAACATGCGGTTTCTAGTGAGAGAGTTTGAAGACTATCCAGACACCAATCCAGACAGCGATGAGGAATGGCAGTATTTGAAATACTGCCATCCACAAGATACCAAGTATTGCCATGGCAATACCGATAGCAATCTGTATCATCAAGATGATACCCTTAGCCACAATGTCTATCATTGTGACCTCCTCAGTATTCGATTTCATCATTCGGCCAAAAGCCGAAATCAGAACCATCGCCGGGATGGCTTCCAAAGTAACAGTTATGCTTAACTGCTACTTCGTTCAGGGCCTCGAACAGTCGATCTAGAATGTAATCTAGATCGTCTGTGTAAGGAGACTGTGCCGAACAGCCTTGCTTGAGAAGCAAGCCGTAGGCTTTTGCCGCCGGGATGATGGCATCGTCATCGCGGAACATGGCGTCATCGCGCAGTCGCTCTAAAGCTTCAGTGAAGCTTGAGAGCAAGTCTTCGATGCGAAAGGTTCCGTGAGATACCGTTCCGGTATTGAACATCGATTTGGCTCCTCGATTTGAGCGAAATTGCTCGCGCTCCCCTCCTTACGGAGGAGGGGAGAACATGCAATTTCAGGCGGCTTCAAGGGACTTGAAGCGGAGCGTATTGAGAATTTCGGAGTGGGTTTTCAGTTTCTGTTTGAAGACAGAAACTCGCGGCCAATCGTGCATCTTCATGGCGAAGTTGCGTTCCTCCACCAAGTATTGGTGGATGTATTCGAGATTTTCCAGTCTTTCTTCGAAAGACAGTTTCGACTTCGTCGTCATTGTTTGGCTCCTCATGACGTGATCTTGTGAGAGTGGGGAGAATTTCTTCTCCCCATTCGAGGTTACTTCTTGTACTTGCCAGCGGACCGAACCACCGGCTTCGGGGCCGGAGCCTTTACAGGCTCTTCTTCCTCGTCTTCGATGCCGAGCATTTCTTCGTAGCCCTCTTGAAGGGCTTGAAGCTCACGGACACCAGCCGGACCGTGATCGGCGAGGATTTTCCAGCGAGGAACCTCGTAGAGGCTCTGTTCACCATCCTCATGATCACCAAGTTTGGTGATCAGCGTCTTCGGGAACCATTTGGCCTTGAACCAGTTGTGGTGTGAAAGCAGAACTGCTTTCTCACTCTCGTTCTTGATGGTGCCGGAAACGATCAGAGTGGCCTCTTTTGCCTCCTCCAGTGCTGCCTTAGAGGCAGCAATTTTTGCCTCTGACATCGGACGGAGAACCTTGAGGTTCTTCGGATCACAGAACTGATCCTCTCCATCAACGGAGAGGACAGTGTAGGCCTTGCCGTAGGAAGAAATCCCGACCTTGACGCAGTCAAACTTTGCGCCAATTTCGAACTTCCTACCGGAAACGATCTCACAAGTTTGAAACTCAAACTCACGAACCGCTTCCAGCAACTCCTCTCTAGAGGACGGAGCGGCGACCTTTGCCTGTGCCTTTGCAGGGGCGGCGGCGGCAGTCTTCGAAGCGAACTTAGTAGCCATTTTTTAATCCTTTCAGGATTACACAAGGACCGAACCGGTTTCCCACGACTGGCTTTGCCAGTTGCGTCGGTCCGATCCCGCTGTAATCGGGTAGGAGCTACTTTCAGTAGCGGAGCATCACTGGATTGCTCTCCGCTCCGACCATCGATCTGACTTTCACCCCGAACCGTTACGTAGGGGCACCGACCGATGTCCGACTTTGTTTTCCTTCACCTAGTCCAAGAGGACTAGCGGACCCGGTCTGTTCCGGATTTGCTTTCCATGGGAAGCTTCACAGCTTTCCTGAGACGGGAGATCTCCGATCTTCCTGAGGGAGCATCACTGCTTTCCTCGATCCCCGAACCATCCCGGTTTTGGGACTTCCATAGAGCGACACCGGACGATTTTTGTCAATCGAAATCCCTGCGCATAATGCGGTTGAGATTTGGTGCAGGCGCTCCCGCATGATGACTGGACCTGAGGCGAGCGCGCACAGGCTACGAAGTAGCCCAAGCCATCTTGCCAAATCGTCGAATTGGGAGGAAAAAACGAAACCCCTTAGGGTTTCGGAAGAGGTGACCATGGCATCGAAATTCGGCTTGCCAGCCAAGCCAGACTTGACCCCAAGGCAGGAAGCTTTCGCCCGATTGGTATCGACCGGCCACAATCTCAGCGATGCTTACCGTGCGACTTACAGTTCGCAGGGTAAGGCCAGCACCGTCAATGTCTCGGCATCGAAGCTGGCAAAGACACCCAAGATTTACAATAGGATCGAAATGCTCCTTAAGGAGCAAGAAGCCACTATGCATCGTGATGCCGTGGCGATCCGGCGGCATGTATTCGCAGGCCTCATGAAGGAGAGCCGAAACGAGATGGCAAGGCCATCTGAGAGGATCAGTGCTTTGATAGCACTGGGGAAAATCGATGTCGTTTCGATGTTTCGAGAAGTCAGGTCTATCGAAGATAGGACGGAGCGAAAGCCGGAAGAGGTGGAGACCGAGTTGCGAAGCAAACTACGGGAACTCTTCAAGGGCGAAACCATCGAGCATAATGCAACCGAGGTTTCCCGCCCGGTAAAGAGCAACGGAGATGGCGAAGCCATCGAGTAGCGAGACCATTGCCGCTTCCAACCATCACTATCACCATACCTAAGAAGGTATGGAAGACGGCTCGGCATTAAAGGCCAAGGCTACATCTATGATGTAGTGAAGGGGGAATGGGGATAGCCATACATCTTGATGTATGAGAGTAGGACAATGGATCAACCAAGGGAAACAGAGTGTACTCTGCACTCTTTGAGTGCAGCATCACCGTTCTACATATCTAAGATGGTGGCTAACCCATTGATATCATTGGGCTATCAGGACACAGCATCGTTGTGCCACGACGCATCATGTAGTGTCAGATACGTATAGGTGGGGGCTACTAGCCCCCACCCGCCCGCCACCCCCGCGCCTGCACGCGCGCCCCCCCGCACGCTACATACTAACCCACACAAACACCCACCCCCCTCAAAATTTGTAGCTACACCCCAAAAATTCCGCGCAAAATTTTGCCGATTTGTAGCTACATTCATTTGTAGCTACACTGCCAGATGTAGCTACAGGAAAGGCGAAAAAAATGGGTATCAAATATGCTCCTATTCACGAAACTGCTGAAACCGGAGAACCGGACCAGAACGGAAAGTCATCGATCAGGAAATTGGAGGAGGAAATTTCCGACATCGGCCCAAAAGCAAAATCGAAGGGTGGCAAGCGTCTGGTATCCATTCGCTACGACGACGAAGTCCTCGATTTTTTCGAGGCTCTCGGCAAAGGCTGGCAGACCCAGATGAACACAATCCTGCTTCAGTACGTCCGCGATCATTCCGGCACTTGATCCAGATAGGCCCGGTTGAAATCCATCGGCACCGGGCCTACCATTTGGGGCCGGACGACTTCCGTCCTATATAGAACCCTAAGGAAAATATATCGTGAACGACATCTCAGGTTGGATCATCGTCATCATGACAGTTATCTGGGCCGTCTCCGTCTGGAAGATGGTCAACGGCAACTGGAAGTGACAAATGTCATGCAAAAAGAAAGGCGAATTCAGAATGGACGGAAAGACAATTCAAGATGGTCGTGTGACCGCAAGGCAGCAGGAGTTTCTGGATTTCATCAAACGGTTTGAGGAGGAGAACCGCCACAGTCCGACCTTCCGCGAGATATCGATTGGCTTGGGGATTTCTTCCAAGGGTTCGGTTTCGGCGATGGTGAACATGCTGTCGTCCATGGGTCTGATAGACAAGGCCAACGGTTCCTCACGAGGAACCAAGTCGCATCCTCTGTTCAGGCGTCATGTCGAGAGCGCATAATCATCAAACTGAAAGGAGAGCAATGATGATCAACAATCCGGGTTATCTCAGTGGTGCTGCCGGGGCGGGGCCGAAGAAGGGGCAAGACCCATACCGTCAGGTATCTCGACCGATGCCGGACGAGGAAGAGACGGGGATGGCGACCCAGCGCTCGTTCGAACTGATCAACATCGCCCAGCAGCTTGAGCACATCCATCGCCGTCTTGTCAGTATGGACATGCAAGACAGTGCGACGGCAATCGATCAGGTGATCGCCAATCTGGTGCTGCGCTGGCAGGATAGACGCACGAGGCCTTAAGCCGATCTTATCCGAGAGGGACCGTGACTGAGTTAAAGAGTTGGTTCAGGGAGAACTCCGCACTGATCTACTTCCTGATCGGGCAGGCGATCCTGATCGGCATCTACATGGTCAATCTGGAGGCGCGCGTCTCGACGCTTGAGGATCGCGGCTCGCCGCATCTGGCTGAGATCAATACGCGACTGACCGTGCTGGAGGGCGTGACCAAGGACAACAAGGAGAGCCTCGACCGTGTGGTCACAGTCATGACCAAGGAGTTGCACGTCAATCCGTAGACAGGAGCTAACCGATGATCAACCGTGATGTCTACTTCGATGCAGTACGTGACAGCATGTTCGAAGGGTCCATGTCACAGCAACAGGTAGATGGACAGAACGTGATCGTCGCACTGTGGGACTATCAGGCTACAGGGACACCCATGACCGACATACGCTGGCTGGCATACATACTGGCCACCGTATACCATGAGTGTGCCACCCGGATGTGGCCAGTGACCGAGTATGGCTCCGACAGTTACCTGAAAGGCAAGCCGTACTACCCATACCATGGACGTGGCTTCGTCCAACTGACATGGGAGGAGAACTACCGCAATGCGGGGATTGCTCTTGGTCTTATTGATGACCGCGATCTTGTTAAGCATCCAGATGTTGCTTTGGATAGTCTTATCGCCGCACGGATAATGTTCCGTGGCATGAGCGAAGGTTGGTATACTGGACGTAAGCTAGGTCAATACTTCAATGATAATGAGGACGATCCAGTCAATGCACGTCAGATCATCAATGGTAACGATGATGATGAACTCATAGCTGGATACCATACCAAGTTCTTGGATGCACTACAGGGTGCAATGGGCCGCGTTTAGATCCCCGATGAAAAATCACCGCCTAGAAGGAGCCATCCAGCAAGCCGCCGAAGCGGCAGCGATGCTGCTGGTCAGGCAGTTGGGGGAAATCCATGATCTGGAATGGGCCATGGAAGTGGCCATCCGCGAGATCGTGGCGGCGGATCGGGTGATCATCGCCATCGAAGCCTCGGAAACGTCGCATGGCCTCAGGCTGATGATCGTCCCGGCACAGAACGTCGAGACCTTGCAGTGACTGCCCATATGCCAACCGGCATGCTAGACTTTTTCGCAATCGCTCCTTTCAGGCGATTGCACCGGGTTGGGGATTGCGTGGGTTTTGGCTCCTCCGCGATCCCCTTCTTGTAAGGAGACCGGCCATGAGCATCATCTCGGTATTCATCTTCCTGATCATCATCGGCGTTGCCGTCGCCTTGGTCTACTACATCACCACGAGCCTGCCGATCCCGGAACCGCTCGGCAACATCATCCGCGTCGTCGCCATGGTGGTTGCCTGCATCATGGTTCTGCTGGTGCTGCTGCAACTGCTTGGCATCGGACCGGGCCTGTCGTTGAAAATGTAAGAGGAAACCCATGCCTGAAGAATTAAGCACGACCAAACTCGATAGTCTGGAACCGTCCTCGGCCTCGGTCGGCGATGGTGAGTTCATCCTGTCGCTGCATGGCCTCGGCTTCACCATGCACAGCCAAGTGTTCTATGACGGCGTCGGCAAGGCCACCGGCATGCTGGGGCCGGACCGCCTGTCGGCACCGCTGAACCCCGGCGAATGGATGGGCGAGCCAGCCGAAGTCTTGGTGTCGGTGAAGACCGGCGACCATGAAACGCCGCCGCTGATTTTCAAACTGTTAAAGGAGACAGAGAATGGCCAAGGAGCAGCCGCAGCCAAAGGACGAAAAGCCGAAGGCCCCAGTGAACCTGACGATTGACGAGCAGGGCCATCCGGAAGACCAGTTCGGCCAGAGGAACCAGCCCTATGACGGCGAGGCCGATCCGGTGCTGATCATCAGGGCCAACAACGAGAAACGGGTGTTCGAGCAGCATGGTCTGGTGTGGCCGTCGCCGCCCGTCGTGCCGAACCCGGACGATCCGAAGCCGGGAGAAGAGCCGGTGCTGACAGCTTTGACGCCATCGACTGCCGTGGTCGGGTCCGCCGACCTGACGATGGTGGTCAGCGGCATCAACTTCACCCCGAAATCGGTGATCTACTTCAACGGCGGCGCGGAGCCGACCGTGTGGATCGGTCCCGAAGAGGTCTCGACCGGCGTCAAGCCGTCGCTGGCCGACGGGCCGGGGCAGTTCCCGGTCTGGGTGCAGCAGGGCAGCTACGTCACGCCGTCGCTGAACTTCGAATTCACGGCTGTCCCGGAAGCGAGAACGGTGAAGGATGACGACGACGACGCACCGAGATCGAAGAAGAAGTAATGAACTACGATGATTATGTGCGACGCATCGGCAAACTGCCGCTCGACAAGCAGCGCGAGGTGCTGGCGCTTCTCGACGAACTGGTTCACAGCCGGTCGAAGCTGAATGCGCGCACGCACTTCCTGCCGTTCGTGAAAACCCTGTGGCCCGATTTCGTCGAGGGATCGCACCACAGGATCATCTCCGAACTGTTCGACGACGTGATATCCGGCAAGAAGAAGCGCATCATCGTCAACATGCCGCCCCGGCATACCAAGTCGGAGTTCGCCTCGGTCTACCTCCCGGCCTTCTTCCTCGGCCAGTACCCGAACAAGAAGGTCATCCAGTCGTCGCATACCGCCGAACTGGCGGTCGGCTTCGGACGCAAGGTCAGGGCGCTGATCGACCGCGACGATTTTCAGGAACTGTTCCCCAGAGTGTCGCTGTCCGCCGACAACAAGGCGGCTGGCCGCTGGTCCACCAACAAGGGCGGCGAATACTTCGCCATCGGCGCGGAAGGCGCGATTGCCGGTAAGGGTGCCGATCTGTTCATTATCGATGATCCGCATTCGGAACAGGACGCGGTGATCGGCGAAACCAACCCGGAAGTCTATAACCGGACGATGTCGTGGTACGAGGGCGGTCCGCGCCAGCGTCTCCAGCCGGGAGGGGCGATCATCGTCGTCATGACCCGCTGGTCGCTGCGCGATCTGACCGGACAGCTTCTGAAGAAGCAGCAGGCCGACGAACTCTCCGATCAGTGGGAAGTCGTGCAGCTTCCGGCGATCCTGCCTTCCGGCAATCCGATCTGGCCGGAATACTGGGCGAAGACCGAACTGCTGCGGACCAAGGCGTCGATCCCGATTTCCAAGTGGAATGCCCAGTACCAGCAGAACCCGACCTCGGAAGAAGGCGCGCTGATCAAGCGCGACTACTGGAGGGACTGGGACAGGCCGAAGCCGCCGAAGTGCGACGTGGTCATCCAGTCTTGGGACACCGCCTTCACCAACACCACCCGCGCCGACTACTCGGCCTGCACCACATGGGGGGTGTTCGTGGACGAGGAGGACGAGGATCGCAACAAGCTGATCCTGCTCGACGCCATCAGGGGCAAGTGGGAGTTCCCGGAACTGAAGAAGCGCGCCAAGCAGCATTACACCGAATGGGAACCGGACATCTGCCTGATCGAAGCGCGCGGAGCCGGACAGCCGCTGATCTACGAACTCAGGCAGATGAACATCCCGATCTCGGAAGTGGTGGTCGGGCGCGGCGGCACCGGCAATCCCAACGACAAGATCAGCCGCGTCAACGCCATCACCGACATCTTCGCGTCCGGCATGGTCTATGCCCGCAAGATGAAGTCTTGGGCACAGGAAGTGATCGAGGAATGCGCCGCCTTCCCGGCTGGCGACCACGACGACTACGTGGACACCGTGACCATGGCAATGCAGCGCTTCCGCATGGGTGGCTGGATCGGCACGGCCAACGACGACGACGAGGACTTCAGGACCACGTCGCTCAGAAAGATGGAGTATTACTAGGATGTCCGTCGCCCCAGCCATGACCCCGATGCAAGACGATCCGATGGAGAGCGGCGGACGCGCGCGCCTCAATGTTCAGGTGGTGCCGGACGGCCAGCCGACCGACCAGCCGCCGGAAGAGCCGCAGAACGAGGCATCCGCCGACCATCGCGCCAACCTCGCGGAATTCCTTGAGGACGACGAGCTTGAGGCCATCGCCACCGAACTGGTCGAACTGGTCGAGGCCGACGACCAGACACGGGCCGAATGGATCGACACCTACACGTCGGGACTGGACTACCTCGGCTTCAAGGGCGAGGAGCGGACGCAGCCGTTCAAGGGATCGGCGGGTGTCTACCATCCGGTGCTGACAGAGGCGGTGGTGCGCTTCCAGTCGAACGCCATCATGGAAATCTTCCCGGCCAACGGTCCGGCACTGACCAAGATATTCGGCGACGAGAACCCGGACAAGGTGGCGGTGTCGAAGCGGGTCAAGGAGGAGATGAACTACCAGTTGACCGAGAACATGAAGGAGTACCGGAACGAGACCGAGCAACTGCTGTTCCGTCTGCCGCTGGCCGGATCGACCTTCAAGAAGGTCTATTACGATCCGCTGAAGAAGCGGCCTTCCGCCTGCATGGTTCCGGCAGAGGACTTCATCGTCGATTACGGCTGCTCCGATCTGGAGAACTCCGAGCGCTACACGCATGTGATGCGCAAGTCTCCCAATCAGGTCAAAAAACTGCAACGCGCCGGGTTTTATCGCAAGGTTAAATTACCCAAGCCAGCGATGGAACTGGCCCCCGAAGGCAAGGAAAAGGAAAACGAGATCACCGGCATCGAGCCATCGACGCAACTCGAAAGCCGCCACGTCATCTGGGAAATCCATGCCTCCTACAATCTCCCCGGCGTGCTGTCCGATCCCGACGAGATCGCCGATCCCTACATCATCACCATCGAGAAGGAGAGCCGCAAGGTTCTGGCGATCTACCGCAACTGGAACGAGGCCGACGACCAGCGCATCACCGAACAGTACTTCGTGCATTTCCAGTACATGCCGGGGCTGGGCTTCTACGGTATTGGTCTCATCCATCTGCTTGGCTCGATAGCCAAGGCGACGACCTCGATCATGCGGCAACTGATCGACGCCGGGACGCTGAGCAATCTCCCCGGCGGGCTGAAGACCAGAGGCCTGCGCAGCAAGGGCGACGACACCCCGATAGCGCCGGGAGAGTGGCGCGACGTGGATGTGCCTGCCGGAACCATCCAGCAGAACCTGTTCCCGATGCCGTACAAGGAGCCATCCGCCGTCCTTGCCAATCTCCTGCAAATGCTGGTCGAGGAGGGCAGGCGGATCGGTTCCATCGCCGATACCGAGATCACCGCCCAGACGATGAGTGCCCCGGTCGGCACGACGCTGGCGCTGCTGGAACGGTCGATGAAGGTGATGACCGCCGTGCATGCCCGCCTGCATGCTTCCCTCAGAAGGGAATTCGGGCTGATCGCCAAGGTGATCTTCGACTATATGGACGAGCATTACGCGTGGGACGACCAAGGCCAGTTCAACCGGCGGCAGGATTTCGACGGCAAGACCGTCGATGTCATTCCGGTCTCCGATCCGAACGCCTCGACGCAGGCGCATCGCATCATACAGGCACAGGCGGTGCAGCAACTGGCATCGCAGAACCCCGAACTTTATAACATGAAGGAGCTTCACAGGGCAGGGCTACAGGCTATCGGCGTCAAGAACGACGAGCGCATCCTGCCGATGGACAAAGACCCGCCGCGCATGGACCCGGTGCAGGAAAACATGGCGATGATGACCGGCCAGCCGACCAAGGTTTATCCGGATCAGGACCATACCGCCCACATTCAGGTGCATCTGTCGCTGATCACCGATCCGAAGATACTGGAAATGCTGAAGGCTTCGCCGAACGCCGCCAGACTTCAGGGTGCGATGGAAGCGCATATGGCAGAGCATCTGGCCCACCAGTACCATGGCGAGATCGAGCAGCAGATGGGCGTGCAGCTTCCGCCGCTGGGAGAGCAGCAGCCGCCGGAAGTCGAAGGCATACTGGCGCGTGCCTTGGCCGACGCCTCGACGAGGCTGCGCGACCTGCACGAACAGCAGGCCAAGCAGAAGCAGGCCGAACAGATCGCCGCCGATCCGGTGTTCCAGCTTCGCGAGCGCGAGATCGCCGTCAAGGAGAGGGCGCAGGAACACAAGGAAAAGTCCGACGCCGTCAACGTCGTTATCGATGCCGCCAAGGAACACAGTCAGGAGCAACTGGACTGGGCCAAGCTGGAAAGTCAGGAGCGCCAGAAGGGAGCCGAGATCGGTGCAAGCCTCGTCACCTTCGGGGCGCAACTCGACCACGACACCCGCGAGGAAGGCATCTCTCTGGGCAAGGAGGTTATCACCAACATCCAGAGCCATGTGCAGGAAAGCCAGAAGATGGCGCAGGCCAACACCGACAAGGTGCATCAGCGCGATCATGAGGCCAAGCAGCAGATGGACCAGCATGCCCACGACGCCTACCAGCGCGAGCTTGACCGGCAGAGCGCCGAACGGCAGGCCCGCTTCAAGGCGGCGCAGAAACCCAAGGCACCGAAGAAATGATGTCGGAACGGATCATCGCCTTGCTGGACCGGGAGATTGCCAGCGCCGAACATAACCTTTTGAGCGGCGCTTGCCCCGATTACGTCAGCTATCGCGAACTGGTTTCGGTGCTGATGACCTACCGCGATGCCGTCGATATCGTCAAAAGAGCTTTCTCGGAAGACGACGAGGAGTGACCCGGCCCTTGACGTTTCGTCAAGCGGTGCCGTATTTTAGGATTGTGCCATCTCGGTGGTGGCATTTAGGGATCTCCTTATTCTTAGTTGCCTCCCCGCCCGATGAAAAATCGGTGCGGGGTTTTTCTTGAAAAGGATCATCTGAACCGTGTATGCCACGCACATCAAGGACATCGAGGGATCGATGATCCCCGATCCGAAGGGGTACAAAGTCCTCGTCGCAATCCCCGGCATCGAAGAGAAAACCGCAGGCGGCATCATCCGACCAGACCAACTGCGCAGACAGGAAGAGGTCGCATCGATCTTCGGCTACGTCGTCTCCATGGGAGCGGACGCATATCAGGACAAGAACAAGTTTCCCAACGGGCCTTGGTGCAAGGTGGGAGACTGGGTGATCTTCCGGTCCTATTCCGGCACCCGTCTGAAAGTCGAGGATCAGGAGTTCAGGCTGATCAACGATGACACGGTCGAGGCCGTGGTTGACAGTCCTGCGAAAATCGAAAGGGCTTGGTAATGCCGAAGAAGAACTCGATGCTCGACAGCGACTTCATGGATGAAGACGACTTCGACAAGCAGCAGGATAACGAGCGCTGGACGCCGCCGGAACCGCAAGAGGTTATCTATCCGGAGAAATCCAAGGAAGACAAGCAGAGCGTAGAGGTCGAGATTGGCGACGACGCCCCGGAAGAAGACCGTGGCAAGTGGGTTGCCGACGACGACCGTGACGGCGAGCCGGACATTCCCGGCGACGACGAGGTCAGGAGCTACGCCAAGGG